ACTTCAAAAGGGTTCTACGAACTCAATAATTGAAGTGGCTGTAATTCCGAATAATATTCGGGTAGCCATAGCATAAGGAGGCTTCTACAATGTCTAATTACAACATGAATTTTCATAGAGATAAAGCATTGGAGAATGTTTCCATTGCTTACAGGCCGGGAGAATTTATCGCTGATAAAATAATACCGAATGTTCCTGTTATGAAGGAATCGGATATATATTATGTTTATTCTGCCGATATTATGACTCTGCCCGAAACAGTAAGAGCAAACGGAGCTGAATCAAACAAAGCTTCGTTTAGCGTTTCAACATCTTCTTATCAGACAATCGAACACGCTATTAATGATGTTGTTACTATGCGTGATAGGCGTAATGCTGATAAAGCGATAAACCCCGAGGTAGATGTTACCGAGATATTGACGCAAAAATTGCTCATAAGGAAAGAATACGAAGCGGCACAGTTATTGCAGGACGCTAATAATTGGAGCAATAACGCTTCGTTGACTTCTACTTATGCTTGGAGTGCTAACACCACTTTGAGCAACCCTATTACACAGATTGATTCGGCTACTTCCGTATTGCTTAAAGCATCCGGCTATAAACCGAATAAACTTATAATAGACTTTGAAACCTTTCAGGCGGCCAAAGAACATGTATCAGTTATTGACAGAATAAAGTATACGAGTGCGGATTCTGTTACCGCTCCTATGCTTTCCAAACTGTTTAATGTTGCTGAAACTTTGGTTGGCGAGGCTGTTTACAACTCAGCCGATGAAGGTTTAAACGCTTCAAATGCTTGGATATGGACTAACTGTGCTTTCCTTGCTTATTTTAATCCCTCTCCGTCGTTGAAGAAACCGAGTGCGGCTTACAATATGCAGTTTAGCGAAGGCGGCCCTGTAAAAGTGTTTAAGTGGGATGAGCCGAGACTTGGCGAAGGAACAATTAAAATAGAGGTCGGCAGTCAGTATGTTTACAAAGCTGTTGCAACAGCCTGTGCATACCTGATTAAAGACACTTATTGATTCAATTCATATCGTGGGGTGCGGTATAGGGATAAAACCTTATGCCGCACCGGCCACCGAAAAGGGGAAACTAAAATGAGAAAAACAAGAAACATCACAGAACAAGATATTTTGGGAGATGATACGGCAACAGCTGAAATTGACAAAGATATCTCGACAGATAAAAAAGCTGTCAATCCGTATCGGCATAAAATAAGTTTTGCTAAATATGACGGCGACGCTTCAAAATTGCAGGCTCAAAAGTTTAATAACAAAGGCCAGCCATTGCCAGAAACAAAAGATGACATAATAAACCGTTCAATGTTTTTTTCTAATTTTGTGAACGAAAGATATAAAATTATTATGATATACAAAGGCAGGGGCGATGTGTTAAGGAGAAGGCTTTTTGATATATTTAAAAAGAAGAATAAAACTAAATATAATTTCTTCAAAGAAAAAGGAATAATATTCTAATGGGTAAATATTTTACTACGACTTCTATTCCGATTGTGTTGCCGGGATTTTTGAAAGGCGATACTACAACAAGCGATACAAACGGAGTTGAGATATTCAGTAGAGCAATAGAAAATACGGAAGGTTATATCAATTCCGTTTTAGCAAAGCGGTATGACATGTCGGATTTAACAACGACATCCATACCGCCCCTATTGCGTATGTTGACAGAAAACCTTGCCATATACGAAGTCCTTAAAAAAACAGGGTATAGGGCAAACGAAAGAAATGAATTTTTGGATGATTTCAAAAATGCCAAAGATTTGTTAATGCAGATAGCCGAAGGCGATATTGACCTTGCATATACAGACGGGAGCGTAGTTCCTGTTTCCTCATCTGAAATATCTAAAATGAAATCCACTACGGAAGATTATCATGCTATAACAAATTTAGATAATGAGGTAAATTGGAAAGTTGATGACGACCAGCTTGACGAAATAGAAAACGAGAGGGAATAAAATGGCAAAAGCGGCAGGTGGAGAATCCACAAAAGCCATATTAAAAGACGAAGAACTTAAAAAGTTTTTAGAAGGATTAAAAACAAAGCTCACAGATGTTACACCCTATTTGAAACTTGCCTATTCTACTTTTGGTTATAGGGATATAATAAGCCATTTTGAGAACGAATCAGGGCCGGACGGCAAATGGAAGCCCCGCTCAAAGGCAACGCAAATGGCTTATGCAATAAGAGGAAAAACAAATGCTATGTATAACCCGTCTAATAAATTGTTGCAGTTGTCTGGTATGTTGAGGCAATCAATAACAGAATCAAGTTATAAGAACATAGATAGATTGTCAGTTGGTATATTTTCAAATAAAGAATATAGCGGTGTTCACGATTTGGGGAGCAACAAAATGCCACAGCGTCAATTTATGTGGTTTTCTAATGGTGCTATGTCTAATATGGTAACATTATTGCTCAATAAACTTATAGAAGATAAGGCTATGTAATGGCTGGTTTTGAATATCATTCATATTTGGCAAATGTTGTGCAAGCGTTAAAGGATTATAATACAACGACTTCGAGTGCCGATTTGTCTGCAAATCTATCGGTAAGAGTAAGTAATGATTATATTAAAGGGATGTTCCCTAAAATTGAGCAGGTGCGTGACGATAATATGCCGGCAATATTCGTGTCAATAAACACAAAAGATGAAGAATATGCAGGGCTTGGGGCTACAGGTGCGAGCGGGACAAAGAAAATGGCTACTGTTAATTATGACATATACGCATTTGTTGGTAAGCAAGCGGGGTGGGACGCACACTCTACCACAACGCAAGATATGCACTACTTGGCCCGCAATATAGAATCGGTATTTCAGGCGGAATACAAATTAAGCAATACAGCTATGTATTGTAATCCGATGAAAACAGAATTTTCGAATCCGTTAAACATAAATCAGAATCAGGCAATGGTTGTTTATATACAGCTACAAGCCAAATATTTATTTAGGTGAGGGGTCACTAAAATGGGTAATATTCTAACTTACAAAGAAGTCTTAAATCAAAGTAACGCTGTGTTTAATCAGTTTGGAAAATCAAAATGGATTCCGTATGCAAAGTTTAACAAGCATTTATTCACAGGCAATTCTGCTAAATTTTACCATTGCGGGCTTGGTAAATTTCTCCTGTGTGTAGCTATGGGCGAAAGCCTACAAGACGCAATACCCATAATAAAGCAATATAGAGATAAAGTTGATATTGTATGTTGCGATAAAAGTTTGGCTGTTTTAATGGACAATGGGATAAAGCCAAATTATGTTATATTATGTGATTGTAATATTCCTTTCAAGTATGTAGAAAAATACATAGACCAGACAGAAGATATAATATTGTTTGCCACGCCTTATGCAAACCCCAAATGGCTTTATCATTGGAAGGGTAAGAAATACTATTTCATTAATCAGGACGCTATAAAAACAGAAAAAATATTTCAGAATATATATGGCGAAGACGCAAGGCTTGTTCCGGCCGGTTCAAATGTGTCGAATGCAATAATGACATTTTTTTCAGGCTGTAATAATGAGGATAACGAAAATTGGAGTGGCTATGAAAAATATTTATTAATCGGGTATGATTACTCTTGGAGGCTAAATGGCAATTATTACGCATTTATAAACCCAAAACCAAAAAGATATTATATGAATCATCGCACATTATTAGACATGAACGGCGACTTTATATTTACCAGCGAGAATCTTTTTTTTAGTGCTAAATGGCTTTATACATATATAACAGCGTTCAAAATACCGGCGGTTAATTGTTCTATGCGTGGTTTATTAGATTTGCCATATAAAAACTGTTTAGAAGCGGAATTAAAGGCTATAAAAGGCGGTAGAATACCAAAGCAAAAGTATATGGCCGCATATAATATATACGCAAATGCACATAAACAATTAGAAGAATCGAAAAATTTATATAACTTAACAAGGGAGGAATTATATGACAATCGGTAACAGTTATGAAATGGGGGTTAATTCTTATGTAGCGTTATTCAAAGAATCTACATATGGGACTTTCCCTGCAACAGCGGCAACGGGAGCTTCTACAATAGAAGCTTTGTCAATAGGCGTGAAAACTGAAATTGAAAGCCAGAAACTTGAAACTATTTCTATGAATAGAGGCGCAACAAAAAGAGTGCAGTTGAATAAGAATGTAATGGGAACAATAGAACAGTATTTGCACCCTACTGAAAGCCCGTTACTTATGGCAGTAGGAATGGGCGGTGGTATTATATCAAGCTCGCTTACGGGCGCATATACGCACAGTATAACAGCTGGCAATTTTGATACTGCTCCGTCAAGTATTTCAATGATGGTGCGTAAAGGTGCGACTACTCATTGGCAATATACGGGCGGGCGTGTAAACCAGATGACGATAAGCGGCAATGTCGGCGAGGTTGTAAAAGTAAGTTACGAAATGATATTCAAAGATTCAACGCAGGCCGGCTCAAGCATTGTATCTTCTCTGTCAATTAGTTCCGTTTTACCGTTCACTTATGTAGATGGTTCATACAGATATGCGGAAACGGAATCTGCTTTGACTTCGACTGCTTCCGAAAAAATACAGGGCTTTGAGCTTGTCATTAATAACAACATGAAATCAGACGCAGACGCCAGAGGTCTTGGCAGTAATGTAATTGATATACTACCGCCTACCCGTAGGACAGTAGAATTTAAAATCAATCATTCCCTATACAGACTGGCAAATATTCACCGTTTAAGCAATGTGATAAGATATGGCAAAGACAGTAATGATGCCGAACCAGGTCTTCAAGTTAAATTATTTTAAATCGTTTACCAAAGTTCATAATAAATTTACCCTCGATGATTCCAATTAAAATAGACATCAAATATACAGCTAATGATTTACAAAAGAGCTATATGTTGCATTTCAATAAGAAATACCCATTCAGGAGCAGGCAAACTTTGTTCATTGCTATCGGTTTGGTAATAATAGGTGTTTTTTTATACTATGTTGACTTATTTAATGGTGAGCTGGACTGGTTGTGCTGGTTTTTCGGCGGCTATGGGATTGTTGTGATCTTTTATTATTTTTACAGGCTTTTTACTATGGGGAAGCGTTATTTTAAAAAACTCCCCGATTTCAGCAATTCATTTAGTTTTACTATTAACGAAGAAGAAATTGTCATTAAAGGAGAAAAAATATCGTCGGTTTTAAAATGGAATCATTTCATAAACGCTTTAATTACCAAAGATCTGGTTTTATTATACCCCAATGATATCCGTTTCAATATTTTTCCTGCCAAATATTTTTCGGGCAATCAGTTTGATCAATTTGTAAGCCTTGTCAGGAAAAAAATAGCAAACTGTAAATAGCAATAGATTATTGAATTTTTTTTATTTAACCATTGTGGCTGTGAAGGTCAAGTCCAAAAGTGCCAGTTAT